CCTGCACCTCGACCGGCGGCCCCTCCACGTCGAACACCTCGATCACCGACGGCGAGCCCGCCTCACGGCGCCACGTGACCCGGCAACGCGCGTCGAGCCCGGGCCGGTAGCGGATCCGAATTTTTGCGGTAATGTCGCTTTGCACCTGCGCCGCAGCCATTTGTTCGCGCGGCGTCAACGGCAGCACTTCCGCCCAGGTATCGAAAAGGTCGACGTAACGGGTTTCAACCGCGCCCGAATCCGTCGTCACATCGACCGCCCGCTGAACCGTGACTCGATGCCGTAACCGCCCGGCTTCCATCGTTATGTTCCACGTGGAACAACTTGGCCCTGCGCGGCGCGCTTTTGCGCCTTGCGCGCCTCGCGGCGCCGGGCCCGGTCGAGCTCAAGCTGGCGCAACCGGTCAGCCATGGCACCGGGCAGTATGCGCCGCAACCGCTCGCAGGTGCCGCAGCCCGTCACGGCAACACCCGGTACGCTTGCAGCGCCCGCTCGAACCCGTAGGCGATCTCGTTTTTCTGTTTGTCGGTCATCGTTTCCCGGTTTTCGTACCAGGCCGCGGCCAACATCCGAATGCCCTGCCGGATGATTGCCGGCACGCCGGACGCGTCGCCGGGCGATCCAACCCCGACGAAGCCGGAACGGTAGCGCACGGTAACGGCGTCGGCCGCCATGTTTGTCGCAGGCCAGGTGTGCGCGTACAACGGCAGCAGGTAGGGCGGCACGTCGCGCACCGTTTGAAAGTCCGAACCGTCGAGCAACCGCTCCGTGCCGGTATGGTCGAAGTATTGAACCGACTCGACCGCGATCAGCGGGTGCGCCATCGGTAACACAAGCCGCTGGCTCGAGTCCCGCGGGAAGTCAGCGAATTTCGCCTCCCAGGTCGTTTCGAGCAGCGTGATCCGCAGGAAGTCCTCCGCGTGCTCGCGCGCCGCCTGAATCCAGAACGCGAGGTCGTCATCTTCCAGGGTCAGGTCGTCGTCGATCCGCGCTTGCCGCTTGATTTCGGCGAGCGTGACCGGCTCAAGCGTCGGACCCTCGACGCGCCGCAGCTGATAGCCAAAGGTCGTCATGTTCCGCGCCTTGCCACCCGGGCAGCCATGGCCCACCGAGCGTGTAGTGTGCCAGCTTCGGCGCGTCCGGGTAAGGGTTCACGTTCACCAGCCAATTCCACGCCGGCGGCAATTCGCCGATCAACTCGTCAGCCAGCCAGCGAAACGCGTGCAGCCAGCGCCCAGGCATCGTGTTGATAACCTCAAGCGTCAGGGCAAGGTTCGCAGGATGGTCACAGTTGAACAGGACGACCGACGACCAGTTCTTGCGCGGGTAGGGCACCTGCACCTGCCCGTCCATTTTGAACCCGGCGGTCGGCAGCTCCCCGTGCTTCACCACCATGACCGCGAAGCGCGGATCCGCGAGCGCAAACAGCTCGGCGACGTCGCCCAGGAACAGTACGTCGCAGTCGGTGAACAGCGCCCAGCCCGACTGCGCGAGCAGCGGCACCAGAAACCGCGACAGCGCGAACTCGGTCGACATCGGCGCGCCGCTGATATCGTCGACCATGGTGCCGGCTTGCGATGCCGCCACCCACTTACGCTCCACGCGCCCCTCGGCGACGCGCAGCGAGCGCCCCGGCCGGAGCGTCGAGCGCGGCCGGCAAAGCATGCGGGTGAGCTCGAAGTTGCGCAGCTTGAGCGGCGTGATGGCCACCGGCACCGTCGCGCGCTCGAGCAGCGACCACACCGCCACGTCATAGGCGGCGACTTCGCGCGGGTCCCACCCGATGTAGACCTTAGCGGCGGCGTTCCGGTGATCGACCATGTTTTTTTCGCTCGCCTTTGAGATGATCGGTATACTGCGCGAGCACGGACGCGTGCCAGACGTGACCGTGCCCTCCCGGCGTCAGGTCGTGCCAGTCGGCCGGCTTGAGCGTGGCCCGGCGCGCCACGTCCCAAAGGTACGCGCTGTGCCATTCCTTGTGCCGCTTGAATTCGCCGCTCTCGTACAACCTCGACCAGCATTCCAGCATCGGGAACGCCGCGGGCCGGTACAGCTGAAACCCGATCTCGCTATGTTTGTCGCCTCGGCCCAAAAACGCGACGCACCGGCCGCGCGGCAGCAGCGATGGCAGAAAATCGAGCGGCACCGCCCGATGGGTGACCACGTCGCCGTCGAGCCAGCACAGCAGCGTGTCGGCGCCTTGCCACAACCCGGCCGCCGCGTCGCGCATGATGAACGCCTGCCGGAACCATTTGACGGCATCAAACCGCCAGTTGTAGCCCATGCGGCGCGCGCTTTCTTTCCACGTCGGCAGCACCGCCCGCCCGCGCGCCTCGGCGTCAGCTCCGTAAACGCGCAGAAATTCCTGCACGCCAGGCACCGCCGCCAGGTCGCGAGCAATCGCACCGAGCGGCAGCTCGCACGGTTCCTCGACATACACCACGAGTTCCACGCTGCGCGGCCAAAACCGCGACCACGTTTCGGCGAACCGCCGGCCGTACTCGCGATAGCCTGCCGGGCTCCACCCGGTAACGACTACGATCCGGGTCACGGCACCATGACCACGTTGACCCCGTCGCGCGCGGCCACGGCGTAGCCGATGTCCTCGAGGAACCGCCGCGCCGCATCCGGTGCGATGCCGTAGTGCCGAGTTGCCAGTTTGCTCTCCTCAAAAACCACAACGGGTCGGTGTTCTCGCAATACGTGCCGCCCGCCCTGTAGTGCGAACAATTCGCCGCCCTCGAGGTCCAGTTTGAACAGGTCGAGCGCGTGCAACTTGAGGCCGTCGAGCGTCACCAGTTCGACGTCCGTGCTCCCATCCTCATTGCCAGCCGGCCCCAGCTTCGCATACGCGGCGGTCGAGGTCGCGCGCTTTGGATCGTTCACCATGTGGCATACACCACGCGCCGAATGCAGCGCGGCCTTGTGGATGCGCAGCGCACAGCGAGTCGCCTCCGGCCAGCTCGTCGAGTATTCCAGCAGCTTTGCACAGATATCTGGCTGCGGCTCGAACGCGACCACCGTCGCGAAGTCGCGCGCCATCATGCGCGTCCACGTTCCCAGGTGCGCGCCGCCATCGACCGCGAGTCCACGCCGGGGACCGCACAACCCGATGGCGAACCGATACAGCGGCTCGTCGCAGCTGTCCAGCGGCTTCGCCTTACCGGGGCGCATCAGATGTTGCGCCACCGTAATCCGCCCACGGCGTAGGCGGCACCCGATAGACGCCGCTGCCGCTCCGGTGTTGCGCCGACCACAACAGGCCCCAGATAACCCGAGCGACGTCGGCCGCGGTCACCCACTGCCGTGTTTGTCGCACGCTCGCGAGGTCGGGCCGGCTTGCCGTCATTCCGGAGTCGATGATGATGGGCGGCGCCACCACGACCAGCTGTTGCCCAGGCTTCTGCGGTCGGCGCTCGCACCAGTCATGCAGCGCCCGCTTCGATGCGGCGTAGGCTTCGTCGTATGAACCAACAAGCGCCGACATGGACCCCACGACGCAAACCCGCGCAAAAGCGTCGCGCGCCATGATCGCATTGACCAATCTCGCCGTGTTCACGAAATTGACCAGCCAAGCGCGGTTAAGCTCGTCGGCGTGCGCGTCCTCGAGCGACTTTCCGGCAAGGTATCCGGCCGCGAGCACGTACCGGTTGTGATGCAGCGGCCCTTCCGGGAACCGAAACGAGCAGCCGACCTCCCCCAGGTCCGCGTCGATCCGCATCGCCTGTTCACCAGACAATGCCTGCAGCGCCCGCACGATCGTCGTCCTTGCACCGGTGACTAGCAGCGACACGACAACGCCTCTTCGACCAGTCGCTCCGCGTGCAGTATCGCGTCGATTTTGCCGGCGCGTACCCGCAGGGTCGCCGGTCCGGTCCAGACCACGTCGACGAATCGCGCATCGGCGCCGCTGCGCGGCTGCGCCCGGATGCTCAGTTTCGCCCCGACGACACGGTACAGATCGCGGGCAATGGGGTAGAAATGGCACAGCTGGTCGAACATGGAGCGCACCTGTAAGTCGACGGCCGTCGCGCTCACGTTCTTGAGAACATCGTTGGCTTCGCCCCAGCGCGAGCAGCGCCGCAGCGGCGTGTATTTGGCGCTGGTCAGACTGGAAAGCCCCGCGGCCTCATCCCACGGGTACAGCGACGGAAACGGCCCGTCCATGATCGTGATCGCTCGATCGGTCGGCCCTTCCAGCAGTCCGGTCACGCACGGCTCGTAACGCTCGACGTTCGCACCCTCGCGCGCGCAGAAGGTGCAGTCGATCGTCACGTCGAACCCCCGCGCGAACATTTCCGTCGGGTCCGCGGGTGGCACGTTGAACCGGCAAACCTCGCCCAGCTTTGCCTCGAAATGCTGACGCGCCGCACCAATGACGATATGCCGCTCGCCCGTGAGGATTGCGCCTTCTACGTGACGCAGCCCAATTTCGGTCGGCCGCTCGAGCTGCACGAACTCGACCTCGCCGCGAAGCACCTGAAGGTACGTCCCAAAATCCACCAGGCTTTCGCCGGCGGCAATCGCGTAGACGTTGAGCGGAACCGTGCGCGTCAGGTCGCCGTAGCGGTCCATGAACGCCCGGTGGGTTTCTTGGCACATGGCGCGCGTGATCCGCGAGCGCGGGTAATGGAAACCCAGGTGCAACCGCGCCGGATTCCCACCACTGGCCCCCGCGAACAGGTGCGACGCGACGTCGTGCAACTCGACCTCATGGCCGCGGCTCATCAGCGCCGTCGCGATATGGCACCCGTACCAGCCACCGCCCAGGATTCGAACCCTCATGGCTCGAGGCCAGGCTCGCGGTCCGCATCGGGCAGCGGCCACGGGCCCGCGACGATATGTCGCGTCGTGATGACCGCGTCGCGGACCCGCTCGCGCGTGCTTAGCCAGACCGTGCAGGTCGGCGACGGCAGCGACGACCGGATCGCCTCGACCCACTGCGCGCGACTGAATCTCGGGAACTCTTCCGCGTCCGGGTTCACTTGCTTGCCGACCTCGCCGACCTTTTCCGCGATGTAGAGCACGTCGTTCGCGTGCCCGGCGACATGCCGCAGGAACCTCGGCAAGTCGACAAGCGGCACCGATCCCAGCACGTGGGTGCACAACACCAGATCCCACCCATGCGGCTGGTGCCGCTTCGGCGGCATTTCTGCGAACGGCGGCCAAGCCGGGTCGAACTTGTCGACGTTCAAACCCCAGTATTGCTCGATGGTATGACCCGCCGGAACGTCGGCCGTTTTCCCATCGCTCACCCACGTGTATTGCTGACCCTTCCCGCACCCGTAATCCAGAACTGACCGCACGCCGTACCGCTGGATCAGGTTGTACAAAAACAGCGCATGCGGCCGGAGAAGTCGCCCGCTGTACGTTTTCGATGCCAAGTGATGCGCCCGCGCGCGCGCGACGGCTTCGTGGTATTTCTCAGAAAACATCGGTCACCCAAACACTTGCGGACGCAGGAACTTCCACGCCTCACCGCTCGCGAATTCCGGCATGGTCCACTGCCAGTAGGCCAGCCGCGCCGCCCACTGCAACCGCTCGACGTATGACGCCAGCCGCGGCGACTCGATGTCACTGATCGCGGTCGAGCTGATCGGCTTCGCGACGGCATCGCCCAGCGCAATGACGGGGACGCCAGCCAGCACGGACTCGAAACATGCGTTGCTGCCGTGCGTCACCAGCGCCCACGCGCCTTTCAAAACGTCGTCGATCGTCTCGGCTCCATTGGAAAAACGCGTGCCGTCGATCGGCACGGCCTCTTTCCACGACGGTTTGGGCCTGTACACAATCTCGCGCCGGGTTTCCTCGCGCAGCGCGGCGACGACCTTGCGGGCCCACGAGGTCGGGTCCTTGAGCCCGTAAAAGTCGTGGTACTTCTGCGAACTCCCGGCCAGCACGATATGCCCGGGCGCGTTGCCGGTCGCCTCGCGCGTCGCGGCTGCAAGCTCCGATACCGTGCCGGCCTCCGGCGAGTTGTTCCCGCGGCGCCACGGTTGCAAAACCAAGCCCAGGCGATCCCAGCGATCGCCGGCGGTGAGCGTCATGCGCTGCAACCTTTCGGTGGGCTGGTGCGCGTCAAGCGCGACGCGCCAGTACTCCCACAGCTTGACCGGCGAGCGAGCCGCGTGCCGCGTGTAACCCTTGTCGAAGTACAGCACGTGCGACCCGGCGTTGAAATACGCCCGGAACAGCTCGCGCGACTTGACGCCGACCATGCAGGCCACGTCGCAATCCACCACGCGCGGCTCGGGCTCGAGCGCGTGCAGCTGGACCACGTCACCATGCGCGCGCGCTCCCTGCGCAAACGCATCCGCCAGCAGCCGCTCGCGTGGCTTGTCCGAATGCCAGAACACGATCCTCACAGAATCCCCTCCGCGCGCAGGTGCAGCCACGGCGCGCCGGCTTTCATTTCCGCGACGCTCCACTGCGTGTAGGCGATATCGGCGGCCCACTGCGCGCGCTCATCCAAGGTTGGCCGGCGCGGCGATTCGATGCGCGACAAGTCCCGCAGCCCCATGTCCGCGGCGACGCCGTACCAGCAGAACACCGGCACGCCGGCCAGCACCGCCTCGACGGCCGCATTGCTGTGATGCGTCACGACCGCCCAGGCGCCGCGCAGCTCGGCGTCGAGATCACGGGTTTTCGGCGAGTAGCCGCATCCCTCGAGCGGCCGCGCCCGCTTCCAGCTCGGTTTAGGCCGGTAAACGATC